TGATAGTGACCTACGGCGGCACCGACCTCTCGGGGCTCGAGAGCGCGGAATACCGCAACTCCTCCGGCGAGCTCCCGGTGGCGTTCGCCAACGAAGCGGAACCCGGTGAAGTTCGCGGGATCAGCGACTACGCGCGGATCCTGCCTGACCTGAAGAACTATCACGACGTTGACCTGGCGTGGAGCCAGGAGCTTGCGAAGTTCAAGCCCAAGTTGGTGCTCGGGGTGAATAACGTTGACACATGGCTGGCGCAGAACGGCTACGCCAGCATCAGCGATGTGGACGTGCCGTCGGCCGACCTGCTGTTCTATTTGAAAGACTCCGAGGAGAAACCGGAGATCGTATCGCTGCCGAACAGCGAGGCGTACGCGTCGAAGCTCAAGCAGACCTTCCACAAGATCGTTGAGGGCTCCGGCGTGCCCGAGATCACTTGGGGCCTCAAGACAGAGGGCAACCACGCCTCGGCGGAGGAGCAGATGGGCACACTCGTGCAGTACGCCCGCAACAAGCAGACGCAGAAGCGCGAAGCCTACGAACAACTCTTCGGTGCGTCGCTGCGACTGCTGGGACTGGCCCGCATGAGCGCCGCATCGAACTTCACCGTGGAGTGGAACAAGCTCGACGCGGTGAGCGACCAGGTTCGCAGCGAGATCTTCCGGAACTTCGCGCAGGGCATCGGCTACGCCATGCAGTGGGCGAGTATCACGGACCGCCAGCTGCACGCCGTGTGGAAGCTCAACTTCCCGGACACCACTGAGGAGGACTACGAGGAGTTCCGCGCCGGCACGCTGGCGATGGCGAAGTTCCGCCAGTTCTCGCAGGCCACTCTCGCGGACGCCTTCGACGTAGTCTCGCCATACGAGGAGCCGGCGCAACCTGATAAGCCGCCGGTACCCGCGTCAGAGGCCCAGGCTGCAAGCAGCGCAGATAATGGGAGCAACGGACACCGCGTGCTCGTGTAGAGCGCGCGGCGAAAGGGAGGGGGATATGGACCAGCAGGACATCGCTATCATCGGTTGCGGCATCGTCGGTGGCGCCCTGGCGCTACTCTTCCCTGAGTGCGCCGTGATCGACCCGTTTCGGTGGCCGGAACCGGTTGGACCAGAAGGCGTGCGCGACGGGTGGCTCGATGGTCGCAACCAGTGGCACACCATTGAAGCTCCTGGTGAGCGACCATACCGCGTTGCGTTTGTGTGCGTCCCGACGCCGATGGGCGAGGACGGCTCGTGCGACACGTCGATCGTCGAGCAGGCGATACGGGAGAACGACGCCGAGGTGTTCGTCATCAAGAGCACCGTCCCCCCAGGCACGACGCGCCGCCTCTCTGAGGTGACGCAGAAGGTGTGTGTGTTTTCTCCGGAGTTCACCGGCGCCACGCAGCACTCGCAGGCGATCGACGACGGCTTTGTGATCCTGGGCGGTCCGCGCGAATGGACCGAGCCGGTGGCCGAGCTCTACAAGGAGGTCAAGCCGGCGACCTTCAGGATCTTCAAGACGACCGAGGACACCGCGGAGCTGGTGAAGTACGCCGAGAACGCGTTCCTGGCGATGAAGGTCACGTTCTTCAACGAGTTCTACCGCCTGGGTCTGGCGGCCGGCGTGGACTTCGACGAGTTCCGCGAGGCGCTGCTGCTGGATCCACGCATCGGCCGGGAGCACAGCTTTGTCTACCGCTCGCACCCGTACTGGAAGAGCGTGTGCTTTGACAAGGACCTGCCGGCGATCGTGGCGTGGGCGCTGCAGCACGATGTGGAGGCACCGCTGGTTGAGGCGGTCATCAAGACGAACGAACTGCATCGGGGGCTCGCATGAGGCTCGTGACGATCTCCTTCAACTACCCACCACGATTGAAGCGACCGGACTACCTGCACCTGCTGGACGTCTTCGAGGCGTCGGTACGTCACCACATGCCGAGCTGCGAGCTGCGCGGGCTGCGCGTGGATCCGCCGGACCACAGCGGGGCGCACAAGATTCCGTTCCTGTCGAACGACTACAAGCTCGGGCTCTGGCGCCGTGAGGTGGATCTGGCGGTCGCCGACGGCCAGGACCTCATCCTGGCAGACTGCGACATGCTGTGCACCGGGGATGTCTCATCGGTGTTCAAACACAAGTTCGATATCGGCTACACAGTCCGCGACGACCACACGAACATCCCGCTCAACGGCGGGATCGTGTTCGTCCGTCCGACCGAGGCGGCGCAGCGTTTCTTCGCCGAGTGGCAGCGGGTGGACGAACGGATGTACCGCGACTGGGAGGGATTTCACCGCATCTGGCGTGTGAAGTACGCGGGCATGAATCAGGCGAGCTTCGGCTATCTGTTGGAGAACCCCGTCCCTGGGGTCGAGCTCCTCGAGCTGCCTACGCGCGTGTACAACGCGGTGAACACCGATTGGCACCGCATCGGCTCGGACACACTGTTCATCCACATCAAGAGCCAGTTGCGCAAGGCGGTGCTGACAGGGGCAAAACCAGCAGGCACGCTACGGCCGGCGATGCTGCTGTGGTACGAGGCGCGCGCTCGCTCGGGGTTGGTGGCGAAATGAGACGGCGTATCAGGGAGGCGTTCGAGGCATTCGCCGTCGTGCTCGACAGGATCGAGGCCGAGTGCCTGGAGTGCGAGCGCAAGTTCATAGCGGGCGAGCAGCTGACACCAGCCGAGATGGGCCAGTACGCGCGATGGGTCAGCGAAGGTCGTCTGCTGTGGCGGAAGAACCGCCGGCTGCGCGCCAGAGTCATCCGTGCCGCGCGCAAGGCAGGGCGCAATGGCTGACGTTCAGCGGATAGTAGGGTGCGCCGGTAAGGAGCGATTCGATACGCATGCGGAGGCGCTGAAGGTGTGCGAGCGCATGCGGCGACACACGTCGGGCCGGCGCCGGCTGGAGACCTATCGCTGCCCGTACTGCGCCGGCTGGCACATCGGCGAGCGGAAGATGAAGCACAGGAGGAAGCTATGAAGCGCAGGAGGTGGGATGCGGTGGTGGCTCGGCTACCCAGCGAGGGCAGAGTAGTCGGCGTTGAGGTTGGCGTGTGGCAGGGCAAGATGGCGGCGAAGCTGCTGACGGCCCTTCCGCAGCTGACGCTCTATCTGGTGGATCCATGGAAGGCGGCCGAGCCGGGGAGTTCGTTCGAGGCCAGTGGCGCCGAGATGGCCAGCTTCCCGCAAGCGGACTTCGACACGGCCAGGGAAACCGCGGCGGCGCGCATGAAGCAGTTCGACCGCAGGGCGAAGATCATCGAGCTCGATTCCGTCGCGGGAGCGAAAGAGATCGCCCGCCGTCGGGTGCACATCGACTTCGTGTTCATCGACAGCGACCATTCCTACGAGGGAGTGAGGCGAGACCTGGAGGCCTGGGCGCCGTTCCTCGACTCCGGGGCGCTGTGGGTTGGAGGCCATGACTACGGAAATACCAAGGGCGAGGTCAAGCGCGCGGTAGACGAGTTCTTCGGCCTGGCGCGCATCGAGACCGACCGGGACCACTGCTGGTTCGTGAGGAGGAAGGCGTGAAGCCACGAGGTCGCAGGCGCCAGGACTACGGGGCCGCAAAGCACGGTTACCGCAAGGGCTGCTTCGGCGGAGCGACCCTGGCGGCCCGGCAGCGGGCGCGCGAGCTGCGTCACCAGGCGCTCAGTTACGCCCGCCGCTACGTCAACGGGCGAATGGCGAAGAGCCCGCACTTCTCGGTGGCGATGAAGGACAAGATCAAGTACCAGATGGAGGTCGAGCGCGTCGCCAAGCGGCGCATGAAGAGCGTGCGCGCGAAGGCTGCCGAGAAGCGTACCGCAAGAGCGCAGAAGGTATAGCGTGACTTCAGCCGAGTTTCGCCGCCTATCGCTCGCCGCTCGCAACTCGCTGGGCAGGCTCACGCGGCAGACGATGCGCCTCGTCAAAGCGACCTATGAGAGAGCCGCGGAGCAGGTAGCGCGCGAGGTGGCGCTGGCCAGCATCTCCGAGGCGCTCGCCGGGCAGTCGGCGATCACCACGCAGAGCTTGGTGTCGATCCACCGCCAACTCGAGGCGGCGGCGGCCGACATAGCGCGAGCGATCGAGACGCAAGGGACCGCAGGGATCCGGCTCTCCGTCGAGAAAATCGGGACGCTGAACGACACGTTCCTCGGCGAGGCGTTCAACCGTGCCGGCGTCACCAAGGTGAACCGTGTGACGATCGCCCAGATCGTAAGCGGATTGAACGAGGCCGTGGTGCGATCGGTAGTCAATCGCATCTGGCAGGATGGCTACACGTTCTCGCAGCGCTGCTGGCGCGCGGGGCAGCGCTTCCAGGACGACATCAAGAATGTGCTCTCGGCCGGGCTCGCCCAAGGACGCGACGCGCTCGCGATCGCGCAGGACATACAGATCTACACCGCCGACGGCAAGGTGCAGCTGATGCAGCGCTACGGCGAGCTGGTCCGCGGCACGCGAGAGTTCAGCAAACGGATCCCGAAGGTCGTTGACTATCGCGCGATCCGCCTGGTGCGCACTGAGCTCTACGAAAGCCTGCGCGACGCTTCGGTGGAGCAGGGCAAGATCAACCCCGCGGCGACCGGCCTGTGGGACTGGGTGCGCCAGGGTTCGACGGACTGGGGATGCGACTGCCCGGACTACGCGAGCGGCAGTCCCTACACACTCGATGCGCTCCCGAGTACTCCGCACTCGAACTGCCTGTGCGCCGTGGTGCCGAGGCTGGAGAACGAAGCGGAGTTCAACGACCGGCTCGTGGCGTGGGCTGACGGGGCGCCGGACGAGAAGATGGACGCGTGGTATCGCGACGTGTACCTGCCGACGGAGACCGCCGCGTGAAGGAATTGACCGAACGACAGGCGGAGATCCTCACGTTCATTCGCCAGCACATCGACGCGCTGGGCTACGCGCCGAGCTTGCGTGACGTGTCGCAACAATTCGCGCTGAACATCAACGGAGTACGGGACCATCTACTGGCGCTGAAGAAGAAAGGCGCAATATCACGAGCGAACGGTAAGGCACGCGCGATCATGGTGAATCCAGATTTCGCAGTATCAACGATCGAATCTACATCGGTCCGCCTTATTCGTCATGAGAGTAGAAAACAGCTTTCGGAATGGGCCGCGTCTCTCAGTGACGACGAGCTGGAATCGCTTGCGTCATCCGAAGCGGCAATTCGTGTTGAGATCAGAAGGAGGCTGGCACGCGAAAACAAGATAAAGCGACTGATTGCCAACCAACTGAGACAACAACTCCGTCAGTTTCTCGGATCGAAGAACAAAGGTTCCCCCGAAATGAGAGAGTTGATTGGATGTTCTGTTTCCGAGTTGAAGAAGCACCTTGAGGCGAAGTGGAAGCTGGGAATGTCTTGGGACAACTACGGGCAGTGGCATATCGATCACATTGTCCCCTGCGCGGCGTTTGATCTGACGAACGAGGATGACAGGAAGAGATGTTTCCATTGGTCAAACCTTCAACCGTTGTGGGCGGCTGAGAACTTTGCGAAATCAGACAAGCGCCCCTTGGAATAGACACTGTACAAAATTGCGCCATTGCGGTTACGAATTTCGAGCCTTATCCTTTGATCCATGATCGAGAACAGGGCGGGCGAGAAAATCGTCAGCCTCAACTTCGTCAACAACCGCGCGACGCCACTACCGGTGGCGGACGTGCCGACGTTGGTTCCGGCCGCGATCATGAATGAACTGATCGCGGGCGACCCCTCCCCCTACTACCGAGTGCAGAGCATCCAGTTCCCGGCCGAGGGTGACAACCCGATCGGCTTCAAGCCGGCGATCTACGGCCAGAAATTCTTCAACAGTTTTTTGGGTGTGATGAACAAGCAGCCCATTCCCGGCAGCAAGCGAGGGCATGAGTACCGCAGTCGCCCTGCTTCGGATTTCTACACGGTGGGTGGCCAGATCGTGGAGTCAGGCCAGGACGCTGGGGTGGCGCATCTGAAGCTCTACATTCCGCCGCAGGGCGATGAGACCTCGAACGCCGGATTCATCCGCGACAACAAGGCGGGCATCGTCCAGTTCTCCATCGCGGCTGCGGTGGAGTACAGCGTGAACCAGCAGTCGCAAGACGTGGTGATCCTCGCGGTAAAGGGTGGCGAGCGTAATGATGCGGTGCCGGTCGGGGCGATGGAACAGAGCGTCAACTCGGCCGACGAGGACATCGTGGAGAACGCCGAGGGAGACCAACTTCTTGGCGCCTCGGTGCGCAAGGCCCGGTCCCTGATCGCTTCCGGCAAGTACGACGCGAAGAAGGCCTGGCGCTACAACGCCGGGGTCAAGAGCAAGATGCTGGGCGCCAACGGCAACGACTGGGCGAACTACAAGTCATGGAATCTCGTTGAGCACACCAGTGCCGCGGCAGATACGCAGGCGCGCTACGGTTACCCGTACGGCGACGGAACCCTCGTTCTCAGGTCCGCGCTGCAAGCAGTTGCATCGCGGGCCTCAGGCCAAGGACTTCCGACTGTCTCACGGGCGGCGTCCGCACTGATCGATCTGATCAACGAGAAAGAGAACGCAAAATCAGGGAGGACACTGATGGATACCAAAGAGGAAGCGCTGGACTTTCTGGGCACCAACAACGGCATTCCCCTGGCGGAGATCGCGAAAGTGATGAAGCAGGAGGGGGCGTTGGCAACGCCAGAGCACGTCAAGGCGCTGGAAGTGGCGAACGAGCTGAAGGCGCTCGGCGTGACCGACCCGGTGACGCAGGTCAAGGTGCTGCAGGCCCAGGTCAAGGCGGGAGACACCGACCGGATCGCGAACCGGTTGACCGCCGAGTTCGGACCTGTCAAGAGCGCTGACGGCAAGGACAATCCGCTGCGCATCTATGCCGGGCAGCAGATCGTCAACGCGGAGAAGCTGGACGAGCAGATCGAGAACCTGAAGAAGGATCCGATCGCTCTCAATCTCGCCGGGCAGCGGGCCGACTTCACGGCGCCGCCCAACAGGATCGGCATCGTCGAACAGGCCGCCGGCAAACCCGCCGACGATCCCGACGCGCCCATCGTGTCGACCTACTAGGAGGTAGATCATGGCCGCATTGAACTCGGTCTACATCAGGAACCCTGGCGCCACGAGCCACCGGCTCTACAACGATACCGGGGCGATTCTCTACCAGGGCGAACTCACGGTCCTGGGCGAGCTGGTCGCTGTTGCCAACGAGCAGGTGGCGATCGCCGGGATCGGTGGGTTCGATACCGAAGACGGCGCGATCGTCCAGGCGACCGACCTTGAGTCGGGCGAAGCCACGTTCGGGACCCAGAACCAGAACGTGTACTTCAACCCGGCCGACGGACAGCTCTCCGACACGCCGCAGGTGGGCTACTACAAGATCGGGCAACTCGTTGCCGGGGGCACGAAAGACGCCGCCGGTATGATCGTCTTCGCGAAGCGCCGATGGGCAGACCCCGTCGAGAGCGACGAGACGTAAGGGAGGGATGAAAGATGATCAGCACTATCCTGAACGCCAGGACCCTCGCGGAACAACTCGCCGCCCGAAAGGCGTCGACCGTGGGGGCAATCTACCAGGGGACCAAGGAACAGAACCTTGACGCCGCCGCGCCGCAGACGTGGGGCCGCCAGATCCTGGTGCCGGTGTCGAACGCACAGTACACCGGCTCCGACGGCGAGGCGCGGCTGTTGGCGGAGATCCGCGGCATGCAGCGCAAGATCGAGGCGAAGATCCACAACGCCGCCAACCCGCCGAGCTCCGCGGAGCTCACGGCCCTGGTCGGGGCGATGTTCATCGACATCACCCGCCGCTACCAGGAGAAGGGGGACTTCACCGGGCTCATCGCCACCGAGCGGACCGACCCGAACTTCCCCAAGAGCGTCACGCTGCAGGACTTCTACAAGTACATCGGGACGTTCATGCCGATCCAGGGCACGGGGGACGCTGTGCCGCTGGTGCAGCAGCTGCTCGGCGAGACCACATCGGTGCTCATGGCGATTCGCGCTCTCGGGTGGAGCACGAACCTCGCCAACATGCTCTACAACTCGGTGCACGAGATCACGAAGGTCAACGATGCAGTGGCGGAGGCCTACACCGACATGCGCAACTCGCTCGTGATCGGGGCGATCGTGGCGACCGCGTTTGTCGCGAGTCAGCGTGTTGCGTTCGTGGCGAACGCGAACCAGACCTACGACGAGAATCTCTACAACGCGTTCCGCTGGGGCATCAAGAAGCTGAAGAGGCTGCGCGACAACCTCACCAATCGACCGATCAGCACCGCACCCGGGATTCTGTGTCTGTGCAACAGCCAGGACTCCTGGGACATCATGCGCGTTATCAACGGCGCGCTCGGTGGTGCCGGCGGAGCGGCTCGCGGATTCAACCGCGCGGCGCTTCCGATCAACCAGTTGATCGAGTACGACCAGGGCGCGACCGACGGGTTCACCTACGGGAAGAAGACACTGTCGTTCCCCGGCGTGACCCAGGGCAAGGCCTATCTCCTGGTTCCCGGCTACGCGTACGTGCTCAACAAGCGCGGGCTGACGCTGGAGACCGGAGTGGGCAGCGTGCTGCAGCTCTCGCAGGAGGACCGCGCGTGGTACTGCGTGCAGACCGAGTTCCTGCGCGACCTGCTCGGATCCTCGTACAGTGCGCCGCCCGCGGGGCACGAGGCCGGCTACGGGGCGATCGTGGAGATCAACCTGCCGACCGACGAGACGTAGCGATACCAACCGCCCGGGTGAAGGGCGAGGAGTTTGGGCCGGGGGGCGGCGATCCGCTGCCCGGCCTTTTTTGAGAGGGAACCGTGGCAAGTTGGGACCGGATCAAGGACATCCGACTTCTCGTTGATGACCCCCCGCGGTTCGTGAGTCTCGTCGCGGTGGCCAATGCCGCGGCGCTTCCGGCGACTCCGGCGCAGCAGACCTGCTATTACCTCCAGGACACGAAGCGCTACGTCGCCACCGACAAGGAGAGTGGGGCGGTCGCGGCGGACTACGTCGCGCAGTTGCTGCGAGTCTCCGATGAGCGGATCTCCGATTTGGTGGACGCTGTTGGGGCCGACGCGGCGCGGTGCCGGGTGTTGCGGCTCCTGGCGACGAAGCTTGGGGCGGAGATGCAGCTGAGCCGCACGTCGATGGGCGGTGATGAGTCGGCCTACACTTCGCTGCGCGATATGTACGCCTACTACAAGGGACTGGCCGACGAGTGCGACGCGGAGATCGCGGCAGACGCGAGCAACTCCACCGGTCGCGCGGGGCGCATGACGTCACCTGAGATCGCAGGGGGGCTGACGTGATCAACGTCTCCTCCGCGCTTGGGCAGGCGCGCGCGATGATCGAGCGCGTGATCGACGACAACCCGGAGTGGCTGGAACTCTCGCGCGCCGCGCTCACCGACAACGGCTTCGGCGTGCTGGTCCCGGATCCCTTTGGTGCGCGGAGTACCGTGGACGTTCGGGGGCGGATCGCGCCTCTGCCGCTCGGTGTGCAGCAGCCGCAGGTAACGGACGCCGGCGTAGGTGTACCGGACAGGCACTTTCTGCTGGTGCTGTGGAACGCGGATCTGCGAGAGGGTGATGAGCTGGCGCACAACGACCGCTCATGGATCGTGGGCCCGGTGGAGTCGATCTTCCGGTTCGGTGCGGTTGTGGCACAGCAGGCGCCATTGAAGCGGGGCGATGAGGTGGAGGTCTCGACGTGAAGCAGCCGACTTCGCTCCCCCTCGCTGAGCGTGGCAAGCCGGCAACGGAGCCCAACGAGGTGGCATATCTGCCGAACCCGATGGCGGGGGTGGTGATGCTGACGCAGCGCCAGGCACTCGAGCTGATCGGGTTGCTGGCCGCGACGTTGGAGGCTGACCTCACGATGAGGGGGACGACAGCGGAAGAAATGGAGGGGGCCCTTGAGCAGCGAGGACGTAGATCGCGTGAAGGAGAACATCGTCGGCATTTTCGAGCGGCGCAAGGCGTACACCTACGCACTGTGTCTCGGAGACGCGGCGTACGCGATCGCGGAGTTTCGCAGAGAGCAGCCCGGCGGAATCGGAGCGGTCGGCAGGTACTGGACGAACCGCAGCGGCCAGGCGGCAATCCGGATGTTCACGCGCGCCTTCAAAGACGGTGACGTGTTGGGGTGGCGAATGTCGCACGGAGTCAGTTACGGAGTGTACCTGGAAGTGTGCAACGACCGACGGCACGAGGCTATCCGCCCGATCGTCGCGGAGCGCGGCGCGAAGACTATCGAGAAGGCGCGGGCCTTCTATGGGGGGTAGCCGGTGATCACGGCCAGCGTTGTGCAACGACTGCAGATCGGGCAGATCACGAACGTGGTGCCTTTCGGAACCGCGCAACTGCCGGCGCCGCCATACGTGGTCGTGAAGACCGAGCGGGACGCCGTGGGTCGCGGGCGGTTGTTGCGAGTGATCGTTCACTTCGCCGCCGACCAGCGGAAGTGGCTGGAGGCGTATGTGTTTGACGAGTTGTCGGACCTGTTGAGCGACTGGCACGGGGAGACCGACGACGGGGTGCATTTTCGCGTGGGCGTCACGCAGGAATGGACTGACGTTACATCAGGGAACGACGACGGCACGATCAGCATGGAACGGGTATTCCTGCTGCCGGGCCTGTTGTTTTAGGAGGAAGCGATGTCTATCAGAGACACAGCAAGGTTTGCCTACGGGCTGCCCATCCTGCGGCTCATTCCGCTCAACGATGACGGGTCGTTGCCGGTTGCCGCCGCGGTGGCCGGTGGTGCCGGCGCGGGCTGCATCATGGGAGGAGCCGGACCTTTCGATTACTCCGGCGTGGATTCGGAAGGCGCGGTGGCACTGAGCCTGAAGATCGACAACGGCGCGGTTGAGTCGGTGAACGTCGATCTTACTGCTGCTGTCGCGATCGATGCGGTGACCGTCGACGAGTTGGTGACGGCGCTTACCGCTATCTCGGCGAGCTGGACGTTCAGCAAAGACGCGACCACGGGCCGGCTGAAAGGCGTACCGACGAGCGGCAACTACTGGCAGGCGTACGGGGAGTTCGCGGAGATCGCGCGCTTTGGGCAGGGAAAGGGGCTCAAGATCATCAAGAGCAACACCTGCCGCAGCTTCAACACCAGCCCGGCGCAGAAAGACGACCAGACGCAGACGACCACGGACGCCAGCGGCAAGGACACCGAGGTCATCCGTAGCGGCTACCGAAAGGGGTTCACCGGAACGATCGTGGACACCGCGCGGGATCCGGAGCTCATGGCCTTCGAGGGCGGGGTCTATGATGCCGCGTTGGGCACCTATGAGCGCCCTGGTATCTCCAGCGAGAAGATCAGCTTCATGGCCGAGGCGTTCCAGGCGAAGTACGCCGAGGGCTCGAACAAGGAGCCGGACCTGGTCTCCTACATCAAGAAGACCTATCGGTCCTGCGTACTGACCGTTGGCGAGGAGCCGCAGGGCGACGCGTTCACCGATCAGACCTATCAGGTCATCGGCACGCCGTACAAGACGCCCGCAGGGGTGTCCTACGCCGACACGCTCGATGAGGATCTGAGCATCACCGCGTTCCAGGCGCTCGCAGTCGACGAGGTGTAGCACACCGGGGAGGGCTTCGTGCTCACGGTTCTCCGGAGGGTGCGCGAGTGGATCAGGCGCCCGGTAGTCGTGGTGAAGCCGTCGGCAGTCGAGATGATCGCCGACGCGCAGTACCCGATTGTCGCGGTGCCGTTCCACGGCACGATCGTAACAGTCAAACTACGCAAGCTCACCCAGGCGCAGATCCGCGCCTGTGGTGACTTCAGTCTCATCCAGACCTTTGAGGACAAGGTGCGCGCGCAGAGCGCCAACCTGACCATGCGCGAGATCAACGCTTACGCCTCTCGCTACCACGCTATCGCGGAGGCGGTGCTGGTGGCCCCGACCTACGCCGAGATCATGGGCATCTTCGACGCGGACTCACTGGTGCTCGCCTCGAGGGCGAAACTGGCGGAGTTGGCGGCGACGCTGCAAGGGGCCCCGAAGGGCCCACGCCGCGCCGCGCTGCAGGAGGAGATCGAAGCCGCGCGGATGTGGTGTGATCTGGTGCTGCCGGTGGATTTCCTCTCGGCCGTCATGAGCTACGCCCTGGGATTGGAGGCGAGCGACATCGACACGTTGACGCGCGAGATGCTGCTGGACGCCGCGATCCTGGCGGAGCGCGGAAGCGACAACCCGGCCGACCATCTGGACGGCAGGTTCACCGCGTTCATGAGAGACGACATCAACCGTCGCGCCTGGGCGATCTACGCCGAGTGGCGCGAGACGAACGCGCCGCGCGAGCAGGGCGCGCGACGACTGAAGGTGCCGCGTGGCAGTTGACGCAGGGACAATCTACTCTGAGGTTCGCATTGCCCTCGACAAGCTGAAAGGCGACATCCGCCAGGTCGAGCAGAGCTTCGACCAGATCGGCAAGACCACGAAAGGTGCGGCCGACCAGACGCAGGCGTCATGGCAGCAAAGCTTCAAAGCGGTGGCGGCCGCCTCGGTGGTCGCCTTCGCTGCCGTGGTCCTCGCGATCAAGGGCGCGATCGGGACCTTCGCCGGATTCGAACAGGCGGTGGCCAACGTGCAGTCGGTCGCCCGCGCAACCCCGGCCGAGTTCGAGAAGATCAAGGCGGCTGCGGCGGAGGCGGGCGAGACTACGCGGTTTACCGCGAGCCAGGCGGCCGACGCGATGTACTATCTGGCCTCCGCCGGGTTCAACGCCTCGCAGTCGATCGACGCGTTGAACGGCGTGCTCTATCTCGCCGGCGCCACACAGAGCGACCTCGCGTTCACCTCTGAGGCGGTGGCCGCCGCGATCTCCCAGTTCAGCCTCAAGGCATCTGACTCAACGAAGGTCGCTAACGTTTTCACCGCAGCGATCCAGAACAGCCAGGCGACGATGAGCAAGCTCGCGACCTCCATGAGCACCGTCGGGCCGATTGCCTCAGCGCTCGGATACTCGATCGAAGACACCGCAGGCATCCTGCAGGTCTTGTACAACGCAGGCCTGGACGCGGGCACGGCCGGAACGTCCCTGCGACAAGTGCTGCTGAGCCTCTCAGACCAGACGGGGCCGACGATCAAGAAGTTTGCCGAGCTTGGTATCACGTTCGACCAGATCAACCCGGCCGCGAACTCATTCTCCGACATTCTCGACGTGCTCGCCGCGGCCGGTGTCGGCGCTCAGGAGGCGTTGAGCGGCGGATTCTTTGAGGCAAGGTCGGCCGCCGCGATCGCGACGCTGCTCGAGAGGGGCGGTGACGAGGTTCGCAAGTTCACCGCTGCCGTTACCGACACGAACGCGGCAGCCGAGGCGTACGCGGTGCAGAACGACACCCTCGCCGGATCGCAGGACCGGTTGAAGTCGGTGATCGAGGGCGCTGCGATTTCGATCACAGATAACTTTGCGCCAGTCATTCGCGGCGTGGTGGATGTTTTGGCTGCCGTCGTTGGATGGATCGCGAAACTGCCGGGGCCGTTACAAGTGTTCCTTACCGTTCTCGGTGTCGGAATCCCTACGGTGCTCGCCGCCGGGGCGGCGGTTGCATTCCTGAGCACGACGCTTGCGGGCGCCGGGGTGGCGATAGGCGCGTTGCTGCTTCCTGTGACTCTCGGAGTCGCTGCGGCAGCGGCACTGGCGGCCGCGATCACGCTGACCGCGCGCGCGGCCAAGGGACAACTCTTCATGCAGCAGGAGGAGATCCGGCTGCGCGAACTCAACGAGGAGCTCCTGAAGAGCGCGCGCGATCGGATCGACGATGTTACCGCGTCGACCAACGCCCTCACCCGGGCGCAGATCCAGAACCTCAGAACCGAGGCGACCCGGCAGCAGCAGGAGATTTTGGGGCTCATGCTGGAGAAGCAACGGGCCGAAGCCGACGTGGCTGCAGGCCGGGCCGCGAAGGGGCAGCAGTACACCGGATCGATCCAGGCCGCCGCGGCGGCGGCCAGAGTCAAAGCGCTGCAAACGGAGATCGACACTCGACAGCAGGCGACCAAGGAATTGCTTGCTGCGGCTGAGGCGGCGGCGAAGGAACTTGACGCGCTGGAAGCCCTGGCGAGGGGCCAGGAGGAGGCCGAGAGCGCCGCGTTCAAGGTCACCACCCGCAGCAAGACTCTCGGCGAGGAGCTCGAGGTCCTGCAGCGCAGGTATCGGGCACTCGGCGACGAGGTTGATTTCAACAAGGAGCGGCTGGACCTCTACCGCAAGGCGATCAACGACCTGATCGACAACGGCGTGGACCCGAACGATAACGCAGTGCGCGGTTTGATCTCAACCTACGTCTCATTGCGCGAGGAGTACGATCGACAAACCGAGGCGGACCGCCAGGCTGAAGAGGCGAAGGATCGCGAGGAGAAAGCGGTCGCGGCCCTGGCCGACGCGACGGAGAGCTACGGACTAAAGCTCCGTGAGGTAGGCGCGAGCGAGGAAGAGCTCGCGGTCATTGAGCAGGAGCGCGTGGCGCGATCGCTTCGTGACGCCGGGGTACAGGAGTCGGCGATCGCGGAGGTCATCGCCAAGGTCCGGGAGTACCAGAAGGCGGAGGCGGAGCTGGCGACGCAGCAAGAAGAGCAGGCGAAACTGGACGCGGCGATCGCGCAAGCGGAGGCCGGGGTGGCTGCGCAGCGAGACGCGGACATGCAGCGCAGGGAAACATCCCTGAAATCGGTTACCGACACCATCATCAACTACCGCTCCAAGCTGGAGGAGCTGGGGCTCACCGAGGCGGAGTTGTTGGAGCTTGAGCGTCAGCGGGCTATCGCAGCGGTGATCGCTGCGGGCGGTCCGGCGGACCAGATTGCGCGCGCCATAGCGCTGATCAACGAATACTACGCTGTGTTGGCGGATTCGCTTGAAGGGGCCGATCCGTGGGAGGTGTTTGCAGCAAAAGCTCAGGTGGCATTGGGGAAGGTGTCCTCACTGCTCTCGGCGATGAGTGGTCTGTTCACGGCGATTGGCGAGCGACGGATGGCCGAGATCGACCGGGAACTTCAGGCCGAGCTCGCCGCGGCGGGGCTGGCAGAAGAGACGGAGCTGGAGCGGCTGCAGGCCGAACTGGACGCGGCGATCGCGAAGGGCGACGCAGAGACCGCCGACGATCTTCGCCAGCAGATAGAGCGGCTGCGGATCACGGAGGACTTTGAGAAGAAAAAGGCGCAGGTGAAGTACCAGGCCGAATTGTGGGCGTGGCGAGTGACGCTCCTGAAGGCGATAGCGGACACGGCGAGCGCGGTGATTGAGGCGCTGCCGAACCCTGCACTGGCGATCGCCGCCGGAGTTATCGGGGCGACTGAGACGCTGACGGTCCTGGCGCAGCGCCCGGAGCCTCCTGCGCTCGCGACCGGGGCGATTGTGCTGCCGGCGCGCGGCGGAGTGCCGACCGTACAGGCCGAGAACGGCTATCCGGAGTTGTCGCTGAATGCCGGGCCGGAGGGCATGGCGCTTCTCGATCAATTCGCCGATCGAGTGCGCGGGGGACCGACGACGTTCATCCTGGAGATGGACAGCCTACGGGTAGCGCAGGCAACGGTGGACCGGATCAACAACGGGCAGGTGAGGGTGAAACTGTGAGGATGCTATTCGAGAACCTGGTGGACGCGGCGACGCTGTCGACGACGCTACCAAACACGAATTACCCGGTGATCAGTCTTCAGCACCCGTTCCTCCGCAAGCGCTACCAGGCGGACGCTGCCACAGCCACGATCACTGCGACGCTCGCGGCGGCGGCGGCGGTGAGCTGCTTCTTCTACGGGTACCACAACTGTACCTCTATTGTGCTGCGACTATATAACTCGGTTCCGGCGTTGTTGAAGACAGTGACTGTTTCTTCCCCGGAGGCGGGGGTTGGGTCGGAGTTCTTCACTTCAGTGGCGGGAGTGGCTTCTGCGCAAGTGGATATCACGGCGGCGGGGGCGCCTGTCTATCTCGGGGGCGTGGGGCTGGGGGTGTACTATGAAGCGCCTCGCCCGACGGCGGATTTCGAAGAGGGGCTGATAGACAACAGCGTCGTGGTTTCCAGCTCCTCCGGGCAGACTCACGGGCTGTATGTGGAGCCGCTGCAAAGGCGGCGCTACACGATCTCGAACATGACGCGGACGGTGAGAGCGGAGATCGCCGCGCTCATGAAGGCGAAGGGGATCGGGGTACCGATGTGGATCGACGTGTTCTACAACGATCACGACTACGATCCCCCGATGTACGGCAAGATCGTCACCCCGTGGTCCACGGTGAAGAGCGGTCGGCGCTTCGACGCGCAGACCCTTGAGATTCAGGAGGCACGATGAGCGTCACACAGATTACCACGCGAGACACACTGCTGGAAAAAGAGCGCTACGGGCTGGATCTCACGATGCTGGAGAACGACGGCGGGACGCTCAAGGTCTCCGTCGGTTCGCTGATCGAGGCGGGCGGGGCGCTCTACGTCGTGCAGACCGCCGCCGCGACTCCGACTGGCGTGGCCGGAGCCGGGGCGTACCTGTTCTTTGATCCGTCGGTGCCGGGGTTTGTGTGGAGCGCCGTGGCCGGAACCTACAGCGCCGCGAAGGGCGGGATCTACAACGGGTCGAGCCAGCGCCAGTGCCGATTCTTGCTCACGGGCGCGACGACGTGGGAGCAGTTGGTTACGCCCGAGGCGTCAACGATCAGGGCAATTGGTGCCCTCGCAGTCACGGGCGCGTTCACGGCTGATGCGACGGTCACAGTCTCCGGTAAAATCTCCATGGCAAAAGGAATCGGAACAGCGCACTATCTATCTGGCAATCTGACACAGAACCAGATTTTCGACGCCCTTGTTCCGTACCTGCCGAACAATGGAGATGATTTGCTTG